TCAGCCTTGTAGGCCGTGCCTTGCATGATTAAGGCTTGACCGTTGTTATCTTCGGAAAGGAAGAAAATGTTGAGGCCCCACTTCGCCAGCGAACGCAAAGCCGCGATCCCGTGCTGTAAGAACACACCGGGAATGGGCTGGAACGGAAACGGATATGATCCAACATTCGTCCAGACTTCCGTTGTGCGTCTTCCAAAACTCCACATTTCCTTATGCACAACATCAATGATCTGGAGTTGATCCGCATCGCCTGTCATCGTGGCAACGCCGAGATTTGGGTAAGTCGTGGCGTTTGAGTCGCTCGATTGAATGTTGGCGTTTTGAGTTGACGAGACTAAGAACGTATCAATGTAGCGAATTTGATTTCCGCCAACAAAATTGGTCGGATTAAAAACATTGAACTCCAGCGATGTAAGATCAACACTCCATCCTTGCGTCGATCCATCTAAAATAATAAGCGTGAACTTATTATCATACATGCTTACAAGACCAGATTGAGAAGTGATGCTGCCTAATTGTTGCAGCACAAAGTTATCAGGCACGTAGTAAACAATGTTCCCAATGACCGCAAAAAGCAGCCCGTTGGACGCTGTGTAAAGCTGACGCACCTCGGCCACAATTCCTTGCGCGAGAAGCGTCAGCCCCGGAGTGCAGTAGTGCGTGTAAGGAACTTCAGCATCCTTCGTGTTCTGTTCTGGATACAGATTGATGCACCTCTGCGCGTTCGCTATTACCGAGCGCGCTTCATAAGCACCTTGAACAAGTTGGATCTGAGCCACTTCACTACATCCCTTACGTAGCAGACATTACGTTAGCAATCCATACGTTGTTCGTCACAGCGATAAAAAGCACACGTTTAGCTGCAGCATAAGAAACACCTGTCGCACCAGCTGTGCCGTTGATCGTGTCAGAACCCTGCGCAAAAACCTGCACAGCGTCTGCNCTATCTGCGTTCAGCAAGTAGACGATGGTGCCTGCAACTGCGCTTGGAAGCACAACGCTGTCAGCAGCCGTGCCTACAACCGTGACAACATTCACGCCGTTGACAAGAACTGGAGTGGAAGAAGAAAGGCCACCGCCAGCAAGGGCTGTGATGCCGTAGTTTGTCTGCCACTGTGGGGTAGCAAGCAGCCCTTCAAGAACATATCCGTCTTGAAGCGCGTAACCATTGGGAAGACGATCAGGTATAGCCATTTGAGTTACCTCGTTTGGTCGCTGTAAATGTTGTAGACACTCGGACGGACCAGATTATCCGGCATCACAAGGCTAGGTATTTGTGCATTCGCAGAACGGATCGTCTGGAGCGCATCTGCCGCCAGCCCTTCATATGTCGGATCTGGTGGAAGTCGGTATGCAGCGCGGGTGCGAACTACAAGATTGTAGTGGATTGCTGCAAGGTATTCGGGCGGAAATATGAAAGGGCTTGTTAGATTGTTGAACTCCGTCAACACATCTTTGAGCAAGATATGGACTTCGTAAAGGTTTGCTTGTGGGATCGGCCAAGGATAAATGCGCCCTAAAGGCCATGCGGAGTCATAAAATATGCACTGCGAGAATGACACTAATTGCTTGAGCGTAATCCTCGCATAATCCTCCATCGAAAAAAGGATCTGGAGTGGGTAATCCACCGCCTGTGTGCCGCTTCCGCCCGGAAGCATTCTGAAAAATGCGCTTTCAATTTTGTCCGGGCGCGCTGCCACATTGATGTCACCGCCGGGACCGACCGTATAGCTTTGGGCCCCAGTTGACACCACACTTTTATCCACAAGGTGCCAGACCAACCAGCGTTTCATCCGCCACTGAGCGATCATCATATTCAATCGCGTCAAGGCATCATTGACATCTTCAGCAAGAAGCGACTGACCAACACCCAGAACACCAGCGTCTTTATACGCAAGATTGATAATATCAAGCGCCGTAAATGTCGCCCCGCCGAAAGGGGTCGGGTAGATCGGGTCAACAGGCTGGACAGAGCAAGAGGCATTGCCGCCGGGGAGAGTGTCGGCAAGGGCAAAAAGTGAAACCAACTGAGCATCAGTCCAGCCAAAAGTCGTCTGGGCTAAAAGCGCCAATTGATCTGTGATTGAAATACAAACCGCAGAATTAAACTGTATCCATAGAGTGTCGTTTTTGTTCGCAGTAACAGCCTGCGAAAGCAATTCAACATTTGCCTGTATGGCAATGGCCGCAAAGAACTGCTGCCTTGAAACCGTAGCCACAGTTGCTGGCGTAACTGCCGCCCCGCAAGCCACATCTCCACCCGGAAGTGTCGCGGCGAGGGTGAAAAGCGAGTCAAGTTGGAGCTGCGTCCAGTTGAACGTAGTTCGAACTAAAAGAGCAATGTCATCTGTGGACGAAATGCACGTCGCGGAATTGTATTGATCCCACGCAGTTGTATTTTTATCCGCAGAAACAGCCTGCGAAAATGTTTCCAAATTCGCCATATCCGCTATTGCGGAGAAGAATTGCTCGCGTGAGACGGTTGCGGTCATTAGTGGTTTGTCCAGTTTGAGCCGTTACAAAATACTGGAATAACAGTAGAGCCACCCGCAGTATAATTTGAATTATAGACCGGGGCAGCAGCTGAGTCCGTGACGTAAACCATTGCACCTTTTAGCCCTGCAACGCAGGCGGGGATAGTTGATGTTGTGAAAGAGCCTAAAGTCAAGGTGACTCCAGTGCTGGACACAAATCCCATTGGAAGCCAATTGCCGTTGACATTAACTGCAAAGGGATAAGGTGATGAAGTAGGATCAAGACCCCAAGTCATTTGATTGTATGTGACAGCACAGGCACCATTGACCCACAACATTGCCACCAGCAAAGTTAAAAAGTGTTTGATGCCTGCGGTCATTTTTAAGCGTCCTTTTTCAAAGAAGGCACAGGAGTATTTGATGAAGGTTTAGGCTTTGCAGACTCAACAAGTTCCTTCTGTGCCTTCAACTCTGCAAGCTGCGTTTTCGCAAGTTCTAATTCTACAGCCTTGCGCTCCAACTCAGCCTGTAATTCATCTTCACGGGTCTTAAAGGCCCCCGGACCGCCCTTAGTAATAAAATCGATTTCTTCTTTCGCATCTCCGACCAAGATCGGATCAGTTTTATTTTCATCTCGATACCCGACAACCTTCGGATATTCTTGAAATTTATATTCTGGAAATTCCATACTCTCATACACACCGAGATAAGGTTTAACTTTAGCCATTTACTTGCTCCTTACGAGTGAAGGGAGAGGGCAAAGTGCCCTCTCCTTTTAGTGATTAGATGATGTCTGCGACAACAACCGCCCACTCAGGACGCACCCAGACATAACCATAAAGCACGTCCAGACGGGTGATGAACTGGTCCGACTTAATATCAAAACCTGTCACCATACGCATTGACACGCCGTCCATACGCTCTCTTGCCGTTTCCTGCATGTTCTTTGGCAGTTCAAGATCGGCTGTTGCCATTGTAACAGCATCTGGAATGAACGCTAAGTTCTTGCGGTAAACGCTGCTTGCCAACGTCAGGGTCACAATCGCTGCACCGTTAGCAGGAGAAGCCGTAACCGTCTGATACTGCACAGGTGAACCGCCAGATGGTGGAACAATTGCAGGATAGATGGAGATGCTTGTCGCGCCCGCAGCAGCTGCTGCCGTTACAACGAACTGCTGCAACGAACCAACTGATACTTTGGTGATGCGGTTGACGGCGTTTACGCCAGCAAACGTGATGATGTCGCCTTGTGCAAGCGGGCCACCAAGAGCGTTTGTGGTGATGGTCGTGCCGGTCTGGTTTGCACCAGAAACCGTCATCGTGCCCGTGTATGCGCCGGTCGTGTGTTTGATAACCGTCTGGTCTTCGAACCAGTCGAAGCCAATCGCGTTATAAACTTCACCCTTGCGATACTGCTCAGAGATTTCCGTAGCTGGGTTCAACAGGCCAGAAAGGTTCTGGACCGTGCGAGCCATCGTGACAGGATCGAGGATGAACTTGCGGGAGTCCGTAGGCGCAGAGCGTAAGCTCAAGAGTGCTTTTGCATTCAAGAACGTCTCAAGCGTCGGCTTCAACAAGTTACCAGCAGCGTCAAAGTTACCAACAAGGTTGGAAACGCCGCCTTCAACACCTGACATCACGTCTGCAGCAACAGCGCCGACGAGGTTGTTTACAGCTGGCGCAAGAATTCGCTTGGAATAGTCGTCCAAGCTCATCGTGCGTTCAACGCTGTTAAATGACACGTCAACGCCTTTTTGGGTGGCGAGGGTCAGCGTGGTGCTGGTTTCCGCCGTATCTTGGATCTGCGCTACAGGGCCATTTCTAACCGTGTAATCGTTAGGCAGACGGATGCGGAGGCTCTGACCGATTTTCGCGCCGGTCACAGCAAACTGGTCATCATACTGCGTATCGATGTGCTGCAGGAAGGAGTTGGTGTTTACCCAGAGGCGCACGGCCTCACGGGTAATCATGTTAATTGTTAAAATTGTATTTGACATCTCTAAGTCCTCTGGGTTACGCGCTCACGGCGCAGTGGTATTGTCAAAATACAAAGGGAGTCCTTTGTTCATCTGACGGAGCCTGCGACCGTCTCTTGACAGGCAACCCAGATCGCTTACCCTGCGATCAGCAAGGGGAGGACGTTGAAGGTGTCCTCGCCTACCTTTTGCGACGAGCCATAGCTTGCTCATTGCGAAGTCTTGCCCATTCTTCCATTGAAATGTTCGGGTCGTCAAGTGTCGCCGGGGCACTTCCAATCCCTTGAACCTTCGGAGAAATCGGGGGTGGAGCGGATGTCACTCTTTTCGGTGCGGTGACTGCTGATGCGAGTTTAGCAACTGCCACAGCCTGTCTGGCGGTTGGCAAGAGTGCAATTCGGGCAGCTTCGTCAGGATTTTTAGCCAGATGGTAGAGGACTTCGTGTGGGTTTCCAGTTTCAATCGCTGCTTCCGTGAGCGAAGTCGGAATTCCACCAAGGATCTGAGCCATGTTGTTAAGCTGCGGAGCCCAATCGCCATATTTAGCCAGCCCTTCATTCCAGATTTTATCAGTCGTAGATTTCCACTCATTCTGCTTTGCCAGTTCTTGCGCCTGACGATAAATTTCCATCTGGACTTGGCGGGGGTCAACACCACCAGCAGGCGCTTGCTGGGCATCATATTGCGGAGCGTATTGTGGAGCCTCCATAGCTTGAAGGCGTTCTTCAAGTTCGCGCTTTTGGCGGGTCAATTGGCCGATACGATCCAGCAATCCCTGCGGCGGTTTGTTCTCAGTCTCGAGTGTGACAGGGGCCTCTGGCGGTGCTTCTTGCGGGGCTTCAACTGCGGCCTCTACAACTGGTGCCGCTACTGGCGCTTCGACAGGAGCAGCCCCCGCCTCGCCCTCGGCCTGACGGTTTATGGTGTTGTAAAATGTTTTCATGTTAGGCTCCTTTACCTTTCTTCATTTGTAAGACGCCCTCACGCCCTCGACGTAACGTCGCATCCTTGACTAAAGCATCATGGATCTCATCTTTTAACACATCATCGATGTTTGTGGTAAGCATTTGTGCAAGTGTGGCTCTTGCGGCATCCAGATAAAGAGGCCAGCAAGACGAGACATAGGTTTTAAGATCGCGGTGTTCTGCATAAAATTCGTTGCTTCTTGAGGCCCAGCTTTCGTAGACCTCCTCTGCCATCTTCTTCGCGGTTTCCGCGACCATCTTATGCGCATGTGCCCCTTTACCGGGGAGTTTAACTAACGGCTCTCTCATCTTGGCTCCATTGGTAACAATACATTTACATCCCTCTGTCCATATTGATTACGAAGCCTTATTCCCTCTGGCGACTCTTCGTAATACGCGCCTTGTGTAAAAGGATCAATCCCTTGCAGCACATTTCCTATACCATAGTTTTGAGTTCTATGAGGCTGTGCTTGCGTATATTCTAAATATGGAGAGATATGAGCTTGGTTTCGAGGATTAAAAGGCACAAATCGGCTTACATCTTGTGCAGGGGCGTCTGAAAATTGGCTTAGAGGATTTACTCCAGCTCCTCCTGTATAATAATAATCCGACGCTTTTCCTAAAAAATCTTCTCGCAAAGCATTTCTATCAGAAGGGGCAAAGAAATGCTGTGTAATATCCCCTTGATTTCCAAAATATGAACCAAGCATTGCGCGGAAAGCGGGGGGATAAAAAGAAGCTGCCCTTTCTTCTCTTGGGGAAGACATTTGATAAGCAGCATTAACCTGTGTTTGCTCTACAGGAGTATATATGTATTTTTCGCCCGGAGATCCATAATCACGTCTTGGTGGCAGCGGCACTGCATTTCCAGATTTTGGATTAAAATAGGCATCATACGCAGCGGCAGCATCTTCAGCTGTAAAATTGTCGATTTGCCGTAACAGCAAATCTTTTTCTGCTCTGTTTTCTGGAGAGTTAAAATCTACATTTGGTTGAGGGTCGTAATTAATAGAGCCCGGCATGTTACCCTCAATACGGCCAAGGATTGGTGGCGTAATATTGCTGATAATCCTTACCCCGATTTGCTTCGTCCTGACCCATCAATCTATCAATCGCTTGCGTGACGTAATAGTTTAAGTTTGGCTCAAACTGATCGCCCTGTGCGCCGGGAAGTTGCATAGGCTCCCCTGTTGCTTTCCTTTTACCCTTACTTTTCACATCCTGTCTTGGAAGAACTGGTCTTGCGGATCTTCCGGGAGCAACTGGTGCTTCTTCTGACATAGGTGGCCCGTAATTCCTTTCTTCTGGCATAGGAGGGCCATAGTTTCTTTCGTATGGAATTGGTGGACCATAGTTCCTGCCAATGTGCATAGGAGGAAGAGTAAATCTATTTCTGCGCTGCTGATCTTCAGAAAGGATAGGCATCATTCCTAATGTGCCCATGCCAGCTCCGGGAATTGCGGCCCCAACAGCCCGACTGAGCATTGAACGATCAGCCCCGCCGTAGCCCGGACGATATTCACCACCAACTTCCGGCGCACCGCCTGCCATTTCCGGCGGCAACTCACGGGCAATTGGTGAATAACCAAGGCGATCACTTCCAGCAGGACCTCTCAGCACATTCCCGGTCACATCGCGGAATTCGCCATACGCTCCGTAAGGTGCTTGGTATTCGCCACGCGCAAATGTCGGCAGGCCCCCACGAACGGCAGGAACACCGCCTTGCTGTGCCATTGGCATTGAGCCTTGACGAAGTGCAACACCCTGCCCCATTTCTTCTGGGGTGTAATCGAGTTCTACCGCCCCCGGACCTGTCCGTCTGCCAGGAACGTAAGGGCCGTATTCACCCTTACCTTGGTTCCTGTAATAAGCAGCCATTGCATTTTCATCAAAGCGTGAACGAGGCCGATCAATGAAAGGACCCGGACCTGCAGGACCTTCATAATCATAAGCCGCAGGTGCAGGGCTTGGCATCCCACGACGCTGCGCCATCACAGCATTTGCCTCAAACGCATTTCTGCTCGTAGGCAACGGGCCTTGTTCAATGGCCAAGAAATCCTCTGGTCTAAACGCTTGTGGCCTGCCCGGAGCCCTTGAGCCTGCCGCCCCTCTCCTGTAAGCCTCCATCATATTCGCATCAAACGAGCCTCTTGGGGCCGCTGCGACTGGCTCGTAGTTTAATGCAGGAGCGCCAGCGCCACCGATAGCGCGAGGACCACCAGCTGCTCCGGCTTCACGTCCTGCAATTTGTGTAAATGCCGAACGACCGGGACGCGCTGCGTAGAGCGATGCCACATCTGTCGGAAACGCTTCGGAGCCATAAAGTCGTCCTCTCGCAAATTCTTCGGGATATTGCTCACGCAACATTTGTTCGTAACCGAGAGAACCTAACTCCTCCCGTGTGGCCTGCCCGAAAGGCGCACCGCCCATCGAGTTTTCAACCATCTCTCTACCAATACCACGGATAAGGGCTTCAATCCACGCCTGCCCCGGCACCACATTGCGTTCACCCGCAGCTACCGCTTCTTCCTGTTGTGTGCGCTTTGGTGCCATCTCTTAACCCCTTCTGGTAATTCTTGCCATCGTCCCCGGCATTTCCGGGTGCGGGCCGTAAGCGTGACCATCCGGGCCTCTAAAAGCCCCTTCCGGCATTTCATGATCCTCAAGGGGAGCAAGCATTTGTTGATCGCGTTCTGCGCCGTATTCCGCCCCCGGAGTTGACCCTTGCTCCTTGTGACCTTCGTATGTATCGCTGATCGGAACGTCTTCGCTTTCCCGAACAACATCGTCTTGCAATTTTGCCAATTGTAGCGCAGAAAGCCCTTGCTTGCCAACCACATCGATACGTTTTGTAATCGCGTCGTAGACATCGACTTCGCGCTTTTCGAGACGTGCTTGCGTCTTGCCTTTTTCCTTCGCCAACTCGTCCATCGTGGCTTTGAGCGCATCCTGCAATTGCTGCACTTGCATTCCAAGCATTTGCTCGTTTTGCGTCGGACCCTGACCAAGCGCCTGCGGCGGGACCATGCGCTTCAGTCTCTCGGCTGCTTCCTCTGCCATCGGGAAGTCGCCAGCTCTAAACATGATGTCACCAATGATATTGGTGAGCGCTGGGGACTGCGTGAGGATGAGGGTTAGAGCGTTAAATGCCTCCTCACGGCGTGTCGCATATCCCGGCCCGACATCTGCCTGCACTTCATACTGCCCAATCGCTGGGTTCAAAAGTCTTGTAATGACCTCATTATTTTCATTCAATTCAAGCATGTGAGCCTGTTTGAGTTGTGGATCGAGCTTGACCTCTAAACTTTCCCCGTTTTCAGCCAAGATCATCACAATTCTATTCGTGTCGTAAAGTTTCGGCACCAGATCCAGAATGATCTTGCCCACCTGCCGGATCGCAATCGCAAGGTTATCAATGAAATGGTAAGTAGCACGATCACCTTGACGCTGACGTTCAGCAATCGCCTTTCCAGTTCGTTCATTCCCTTGTTGCCCCATTTGATTTTCGTATTGCCCGGAAACCATCTGCATTTCCATTGCAGCGACTTCCATTCCCTTCAAGGCAACAGGGGAAGGAACAGGAGGCTCAACTCTTGCGGGAGGAGGCAAAGGTTTGCCATCATCACCAACAGATTTATACGGCAAATAAGCATGGTTCTGACGGTTCGCTGTAGCCCAGTATTCTTCAAAACCCTCGACCGTTTCAACACCCACAATCCAAGGAGTCTTTGACTGCAAGGCACCATACTCAACTGCGCTCGAGGCCCAGTAGTTATACATCCTCTGTGGATCTTTCATGGCCCGTGTGTGGCCTTTACGATCCATTCTTCCTTCAATAATGATTTCTTCCCCAACCACTGGAATGATCGGGATGGTCTTTCCAATCCACTCTTTTTCCTCAGACTCAACAATATGAGTCCCGATGATAAAGTGGTAATGGATGACTCGCTTTTGAACGCTGCGTTTGCGTGTCATTGGGTCAGTAAAAACTGCGCTTTTTGGATCAACCTTGCGCAAATCTGACGCCAAAAGCGTGGCGGGCTGCCCATCTGGGCCGTCAAACATCAGCAATTCATCTTCAACATCTTCAGCTTCAAAATATTCCGCGACCCTCACATGGTCATCATCTCGCCAGCCCCTGTCACCAACAAGACCTTCCGTCCCCATGTATTTCACATACTGCGGATATTTCTTCTCAAAAACGTCTTTCGGCATGTCTTCAAAGATAAACGCGAAGCGCATGTCTTCTTTTGCCGGAGCCCTTGCATCCGGGTCGATGTAGACCGTCATCGGATCTGGAATTGACGTGATGTAAATGTCTTGGTCGAAACTATCTTCAGACACATAGTCTGTAATCACACGCAAAAATCCAAGCCCCGCTTGCACTTGAAAAGTGGTCGCAACATCATAATGAGCCGCAGCATTGCTCTGATATTCAATATGCCTTGCTATTCCGTCCCAAATTCTCGCAGCCTCTGCGGTCGCACCATTTCCCGCAGCTCGATACTTAATCCCCGGCTTATTCATCTTGGCATCATTTATGATGTTCAAGTTGTGCTGGCGGGTCTTATTGATGGTCAGGGCAGGGCGCTCGTCCCTTTGCCTATCGTTCCACATCCTTGTCGGCCATTGGTATTTGTTATCTGCGTCAGCATTAGCAAACTTCAAATCATCCAAAAACATGCGCCTTGCATAGCTCTCCCAATCCTCACAACGCCGAAAACGATCTTGCGCTCTTTTGAAGATTTTCTGAAACTTCTCGATGTTTTCGTTTGTAGGATTTGACATGTTTTATCCCAACCATCCAAGGCTTTCGCCAAATTGCTGCACTTTGCCCATCAGACCGTGTTTCTTCAAGGCACTTGTAACATGCCGATGTTTCGTTGTCTCGCCCCCCTGCGAGGCAATCGCCATATATCGAAAAGCGTCAGCTGCGTGTGATGACCAGTCATGCACAGGTTCTGACGACAAAACTTCCGTCACAGGGTTTTCTTCATAGTGATAATGGCGAAGAGCATGAAGAAGTTCTTTTTCACATCTTGCGGCATCAAACCAGCAAGTGGGGAATATGCTCCTTGCAGCGACAATGCCGTCGAATTTAGAAAGACGCGGGACAATTCTGACCCTAAACCCTGCGTCTCGCATTTGTTCTTCGATGGACTTTTTTGAGCCGAGCGTTTTAGCTCTTGCATCGTGGGGCAACCAACACGTCCCGTATTCATAAAGTTCTCCTGTGCCCGACCGGCGTGTGCGCAGCACATGAAT